ATGATAAAGCGCTTTAGTATCGAACAAAAATTTGCGCAAAGACAGGCGGCATTATATACACGAATTGCGTATAGTTTCACCGGGGGAGGTTGTATGACAAACGAGGAGCTTGTTAAGAACATCAGAGCCGGACAAAACGAACAGATCGAGGCGCTATATCTTCAAAATCAGGGCATAATCTGCAGGGTCGCTAAACGCTTCATAGGTTACGAGGAGCCGGAAGACCTGAAGCAAGAGGCCTTTATTATCCTCTGTGAGGCCGTCCAGTCATACGATGAGGACAAGGCCGCCTTTTCAAGCCACTTTTACAAGCGCCTCATGTGGGGCTTTGTGCGTTATATCTTCAAGTCAAGGAACGCTCTGAGGATAAGCAACAGAACCCTTGAAGATGTGAACAAATACAACCACTTTGTGAACGATTACAAGATAGCAACAGGACGGGAACCTGGAGAGACCGAAACAAAATTCTTTCTCAGAATGACAGACGGCCGTCTTGAAAGAGTAAAAAAGGCTATGGAGACATTATCGACCGTTTCACTTTACGCAGAGACCGGGGAAGGCATGACCCTTGCGGACGCTATCGCAGACCCGGCTAACACCATCGAGGAGCTGGAGGAAGAGTTAAGCAACTCTCAGGAAGCCGCCGAACTATGGGGAGAGGTTGAAAAGCTGCCTCCCCTTCAATGCGCTTTCCTGAAAGAGCGCTTTATAAATCAATCCACGCTGTCACAGATCGGGGAGAGTAACGGAACCACCCCGGAAGGCGCAAGAAGAACCATAGACAGCGCCGTTAAAACATTAAAGAGAAATAAGACCGTGCGAAGGATAGCAAGAGATCGGGGACTGTCCCGCGGCTTTTATCAAGGGGGATTGAATAGGTTTCTTGCAACCGGGCTATCGTCCACGGAGAGGGAAGCCTTTAGGGACATCGGGGCGCTCTATGAGTGATGGATCATCCTGAATCTTACTGCTCCTTTATAGAGCTGTCCGTCCTTGCCGTGGATTGCCGCGCATTATGCATGGATATGTAGGCCACTTTCAGGAAAACATTAGAAACATCGAGCGCCCGGGAAATAAAGGATACCGTTCAGGGGTTAAAAAGCTCCATTATCGACTTTGGAAAAGATTTTTTACCCATATGATCTAATGTGTCTGAAATCATGCGAGGCGCAAGGTCCGGATAATAGAATAAATATTTTTTCCAAATGTCAACCACGGCCTCTTTTGCCTTTTCGGGATCCCTTTTCTTCATCTCTTCGATTTTGGAGGCATTTTCCAGTAATTCGTTAACAAACATCTCCAAAGCCTCCTCGTAATCATAAAAACCTCTTTCGGAGAGATTTTCTTTTGTCTTTGAAATATAATCAACCTTGAAATTTACAAAAGCCCGAATCTCTTTTAAAAGGTTTCGAACCTCATCATCCGACAACGAATAATAACCCCCGTTTATCTTGTATCCCCGCCTTGCGTTTTCGGGGTCATCTGGAAGCTCATAAGGTAAAGCCGACAAGTGCGGCCCCGGTCTGAAATTGACCCCGGAAACGGCCTCTATAAAATCAAACGTCCATTCATCGTGCAATGAGTACGCAAAAGCGTTTCCGCTTTTCTTTTCTTGTTCGTTAGCGTAGAGCGATAGCCCGAGCAGCCACTCAACAGGGTATTGAGGGTAGCGCGCATGTACTTTTGCCGCAAAATCAGCGGTTATCCCTCTTTTTCCCTTCAGGATCAAAGAAAGAGAAGGCGCGGAGACCCCGAGCTCTTTTGCTAATGTTTGTTGCGCGTAGTTAGGGTCATGCTCTTTTAAATCATTTACCACGGTTTTGAATCTTTCAAGGCGAAGCTCTTTCGCATAATCGGGATCGTGTTTGGCATAATCCGCTATAAACGCCATTCTTTGCGAAAGTTCTGTTGCGATGCCGTCTGTTAAAAAACTTTTCGCTGTCGTCTCGTTTTGTAAATTTTCGGAATTGCTTTTTGTCATAATCGACCCCTTCCGCGGTAAAGAGTTCCGCTTGAAAAATTAACATGCCCGTAAAACGTGCGATTTAGCAATTTGCGTTTACGAATGTAAATGCAAATATATATTTCTTGTCTTTGTGTAAATCGCAATGTATTATAACACAAGATAGCTATCAAGAACAATTCAAAAAAAGCAACGAAAGGAGAAAGCCGAAAATGACGGATAAAAAATACGCAAAGCGTATGTTGAATTTTCGCGAAGCCGTTGAGTACACATCATTGAAGCGGGCAAGCCTTGAAGCTTTCGCGGAAAGTATCGGAGCTATCAGGCGTTTCGGAAGGCGTAAGATGTACGACAGGGAAGTGATAGACGCAGCCCTTGACAACTCCAAACCCGGCGAGAACCTGAAAAAAGAGGGCTAGGCCATGGAAGAAAACCAAGCGGAGGAAAGGGGCAACCTTTTATACTTCTCTTTTTTTGACGGCTATTTTAACACCGCTCTAAAGATCGAAGACAAAGGGCAGCGCCTCCAGTTTCTGGAGAACATCTTTTATTTCATGTTTCAGGATCGGGAACCGCAAGGCGACAGCATGCAAATAGCACTTTTCGAAGCATGCCGGGCAACGCTCCAAAAGTCAAAGGATCGGGCTGAATCCGGGCGTAAAGGTGGAAAAGCAAGCAAACAAAAGCAACCCGAAGCAAACCCGAAGCAAATCGAAGCAACCCGAAGCAAACCCGAAGCAAATCGAAGTATAGCCGATAAGAAGAAGAATAAAGAAGAAAGAATAAAGAATAAAGAAGAAGGAATAAAGACGATAGAAAAAGACATAGAGAGCGGGGAGAACCCCGCACCCCCTTCTCACTCAAAGAAAAGGATCCCGCCGCCCCCTACTCTTGAAGAGGTGAAGGCGTACATAGCCGAAAGAGGAAGCCCTGTTGAACCGGTGCAATTTTTTAACTACTATGCCGCCGCCGATTGGAAGGACAAAGAAGGAAAGCCCGTCCTCAGTTGGAAACAGCGCCTCATATCGTGGGAGGGTAGGTCGAAGAAGAAGGAGGAGCCGCCTAAAGTAGTAACTTTCATGGATTTAATGAAGGAGGGCGAAACATGACGAAGAACGAAACAGCGAAGATTTTAACCATCATTCAGGCCGCTTACCCAAACTTTAAGCCTCAGAGCATGACAAACACCCTTGAATTATGGAGCGCGTTGTTGTCGGAATATGATTTTAACGAAATATCAATAGCCCTGAAAAGGTACATCGTTTCAGACGGTTCCGGCTTTGCTCCGTCAATAGGTCAGATCACAGCAGAGATCCCCCGCCCCCGTGAGCCGGAACCTCTGGAAGCGTGGGGGACGGTAAGGAAGGCCGCGAAAAATTCCATTTACAGAGCCGAGGAGGAGTTTTCCAGATTAGCGCCTGAGATACAGCAGGCCATCGGAAGCCCTGAAAACTTGCGAGAGATTGCAAAGATGAACACTTCAGAAGTTGAGACCGTTGAAAAGTCTCACTTTATCCGCTCATACAGAGCGATATGTGAGAGAAAGAAACATGAAAGCATGATCCCGGAAAAGCTGAGGATCAATAACAGCGAAACTTTGCGGATCGGAGGTTAAGGAGATGAGATTTTATTATTATTCAGTTTGCCCGGTATGTGGAGCACACCTTGACCCGGGCGAAAAATGCGACTGCGGAAAGGGGAAGAGATGGAAATTGATAGCACCGTTCAGGAAATAAAGTCACAGCTTGCCCTTATTGAATCGAACATCAGAGACCTAACAATGATCGAAAGACAGACGGCCAAAGACAAGGAGGCCCTGAGGGCGAACGAAGAAAAGAGGGCGATGTTATCAACGCAGCTTCTCAGCCTTGAAGCTTCACAGCATGTTTTCCGCTTTAGGAACCTGAGAGCGGACGAGGTCGAATGTCGAATAAGTATGATTAGAGAGAACGGCCTTTCCCTCTTACTCTACAAAGACGCGAGGGTGGACCAAAACATTCTCGATGAGACTTTCGGGCTTTTCGGGTGGAAAAGGAATCATCAGTTAATAGGAGATCGGCTTTACTGCACTGTCTCCGTGTGGGATCAATCAAAAGGACAATGGATCGACAAGCAAGATGTGGGAACCGAATCCAAGACGGAAGCAGAGAAGGGGCAAGCCTCAGACAGTTTCAAGCGCGCATGCTTCAATTTAGGGATCGGGCGCGAATTATACACAGCCCCCTTTATATGGATCCCGGCCGGGCTTTGCGAGATTAAAGACGGTAGATGTTACGACCGCTTCAGAGTAACACAGATCGGCTACACAGAGGGCAAGATCACGGAGCTATCTATCGTGAACGAGAAGACCGGGCAAACGGTTTATAACCTGAAGAAGCCAACGGAAGCGGCCACACCAAAAGAACCCGCGGAAGCAGCCGCCCCGAAGACAATCACAAAGGGGATGATAGCAGCTCTTGAAAAACTCTGCAAGGCTCACAACATCCCCGAAGAAAGAATCTGCAGGCTCTACGAGAAAAAGACCTTTGCCGAAATGACGCTTGCGGACTGGGAATCATGGAAAGCGCAAGGAGAAAAGATCCTGAAGGGATGGGAGACGAATGAAGAGCCGGGCAAGTCTTGACAATATAAGCCGGACGCTTGACGGAAAGACTATCCTAACCCTCATAACCAACGCACCGCCGGACGAAGTGGCAGCGCTCAAAGGAGAGCCGCTTGATTTAGAGCTGAAGAAGCACCGAGAGAAAAGGAGCCTTGACGCGAACGCGTATGCATGGAAGCTCATAGATGAGATAGCAAGAGTGCTTGAAAGCTCAAAAGATGAGGTTTACGAGGAGCTGCTGCAAAAATACGGCAAGTTTCTTTTGAATGAGGACGGGATCCCGGTAACGCTCACAGTCTCAAAGTCGGTTGATATGAACCGGGTGGAGGGACATTACAAGCTTTACAAAGAATCCCCGGACGGAAGATTTAAAGCATATTTCATAATCCGGGGATCCTCAGATTACAACACCAAAGAGATGAGCGATTTTATCAAAGGAGTTGTATCAGACGCGCAAGAATTGAACATAGAAACACTTACACCCCACGAACTGGAACTCTTGAAAGGAGCCGCCGGACAATGGAAACATGGAAACCATTGAGGGGGTATGAAGACCTTTATCTTATCAGCGACAAAGGAAGGGTGAAAAGTATTCCACAAAAGGGAAGATCGGGGAGGATCCTGAAGGCAACTATAAACAAGCATGGTTATCCCGTTGTTTCTCTCTGCAAGAACGGAAAGCACATTGTGGTAGCTGTTCACCTTGCCATAATGAAAACCTTTAAGCCGCTCCAAGTGAACCACAAGAACGGAGACAAGACCGACAACTCTATAAATAATCTTGAATGGGTAACGCCTCAGGAGAACATAGCCCACTCAGTGAGGACGGGGTTATATAAACGCCCGTCAACGGTTATGAAGTGCATAGAGACCGGGAAAGTCTATCTGTCACAAAAGACAGCGGCGAGAGCTTTAGGCGTTTCGAGATATGCGATTATAGCCCACAAACGCGGCAAAAAGGAGAGTATAAACGGACTGCATTATATTTTTATAACGATGAAGGGAGGAAAGAAAAATAGACAGCAAGGACTTTCACAAGATCGGCCGCAGCTCCAAGATGAAGGGTAAGCGGGGAGAACAAGAAGCCGTGCGACTATTCAAGGATAACGGCTATGAGGTTCATAGAACAGTACAGTATAACGGGCGAAGCCCCGAAGGAGCCCCCGACCTTGACGGGATCCCAGGCCTTCACATCGAAGTAAAGAGGGTTGAACGCCTGAATATCCAAGAAGCGATAGACCAAACAACAAGAGACCATAAGCCCGGAACCTTGAGGGCGGTTTTCCACAGAAAAAATAATTGTGAGTGGCTTGTAACAATGCCCGCCGCCGATTGGTTCCAGATTTTCAGAGAATACGAAGGAGAAAAAGAAAATGAAGATGATCGATAACGTCAGTACCGACATGGAGATGAACGAGGACAACACAAGGGTAATCAAGAAGGTTGACGGCTACGGAGCGAACGACCTGAATTTTTCGGGTGTAGGTGAGATCATGGTCACAATCACCCTGAAGGAGTATAGAAACCTTGTCAGCACGGCCGCGACAACGGAGAACCTTATCCAGAAAGCAGAGGAAAACAAGCGCGACAGAGACAACGAGAACGAGAAGCTGAAGAAGGAGAACGATGAGCTGAAAGCGGAACTCTACTCACTCAGCAAGAAGAGTGGGAGTTGCACCGGTGCAACAGAAGGAGGCGCGGAAATCTATTCTCTCAGGAATGAGAGCGGGGGAGGTGACGAAGAAAAGGACACAGACACTTATTGACAAACAGCGCAAAGGAAGCCCGCGCGGAGTATATGCGGGAATACCGACAGCGCGAGACAGACGAACAAAAGGAGAAGCGGCGCGAGTACGCGAAGAAATGGCGACAGGATAACCCGGACAAGATAAAGGCGGCGCGCGTCCGCTTCTGGAACAAGAAGGCGGAAGCGGTAAGAGCTGCCGCGAGCAATTAAGAAAGGAGCCGAAAGAAATGATACTTAATGGCAAAGAAACCACAAGGGACGCGATCAGGGAAGCGTTAACCGCTGCTGAAGAAATCCGCGCAAGCGCTCCGGACCGCACACAGATTTTAGAGGGCATAGCAAGCGCAAAGGAAGAACAGAAGGCAGCTGCAAAGGCAAAGGAAGAAGCGGAAACAGAAGAAGACTATAACAAGGCTTGCAAAAACGAGGCCCGCGCAAAGGAAAAAGAAGCATTTTACAACCACAAGCTTGAAAAAGTGGACTTTTTGCCGCGTATGGATGAAGGGCGCTATAACGATCTTGTGGACGCTATAAAAGCGACTGTGGAGACAGCCGCCGAGGAGTTTAACGAAGTCGCAAGCAAAGCCCTTGACGATCTTCTGACCGCCAAAGATAAATACTATGAGACTATCACGAGGGCTGATGAAGCTTTAACCGCTCTGGATGAAGCCGCGAATGTATTACAGGTTAAACACAGATACAGAGTGATAACCTACGCCGGGGAACCTGAAAAACAGATAGAGGACCGCGACGAATGGACGCGCCACGCGGTACGCTTTGGAGCGGGACAGGGGCGGAAGCTTATAGAATCGGACAGCCCGGACCATAATAAAATAATATCAGCGTTGCTGAACACGACAGAAAGGCGGGGATATTAAAGAATGAGATACTATATACCGCCAAAAGCAAAAGCACAATCCGTAGATTTTGACAGCGGAAAGAATGGATCAATATCCGGCTACTTTGCCACATTTCACCACGACCACGGGGATAGTTACGGGGATGTGATACGAAAGGGCGCTTTTCTGGGAACTATCGAAAGACGAAAGAAGACCGGGCACCCGTTCCCGCTTTGTCTCAATCACGATTTTTCTTGCATTATCGGAAAAGTAACGGATATACACGAAGATTACACGGGGGCACACTTTACCGCCGAATTTTTCCCTACTGAAAGAGCGCAAGAGATAAGGGAAACCGTCAAAAGCGGCGTACTGTGGCAGTTTTCTTTTGCTTATGATGTATTAAAAGCAAAGAAGATCAAGGCAGAGGACGGAAGCACAGTAAACGAGCTGCAAGAGCTGGAGCTTTATGAAATAAGCGTGGTACTTGTTCCGGCAAATTCAAGAGCCACGATAACAGATGTTAAGAGCGGCAACGAGCACACACTTCTGACACCGGAACAAATAACACAAAGAGCCGAAGCTCTTGACCTTATCAAGCAGGCTGACGAAGAAGAGCGGGCGCGAAAGGCTGAGCAAGGCCGCTTGTTAAGGTATATCCGGGCGCTGAACAACGAGACCACAGAGGGAAAGATAAAAAACCTTAAAGCTATGGAAGAACGCATATTAAGAGATATAGGTATCCGTGAAGTAGAGGGCGATGAGAAGGGAAAGCAGCTGAGAATCGGCGCGCTTGAATCAGTCCGGAAAGAGCTTAAAAGGCTTGAGTCTTCTCTGTGAGAACTGAGACATAAAAAGAACCCCGCGGGGGCTGAAATGATGAGGGGCCTTTCAGTCTCCGAAGGGTTGCAAACTTCACTAATGATTATAGCACAGTCTTTATCAAAGCAAAAGCCGATCTACTGCAAACGAGGTTATACCCTATGACAAGAGAGGAAATCTTGAAATATATTCACGATATGGACGCGGAGCTTGAAGCCGCTGAAACTTTCGGGGAGTTTTGGCGCTTGCAAGACTGGAGAACCAGACGGAGCATAACAGCCGGGGAAGTGTGTTTATCTGTGGAGTCTGTCGCAAAGGCTGAAGACAAAGCGAGGAGACGCCCCCGGAGCATAGGAGCGAGGAAGGCAAGGGGCAAGATAAAACGGATCCGAAAGAGGATAGCAGCGTTAAATAATATTCTTTCGGAGAAGCTGAAGGACTACAAGCCCACAAAACCGCAATACATAACAGGCGATAAACAAATTATCATTCTGGAGAGAAAGAAACGAAGTATATATCTTATGGATAATGAGCCGGAATCGTTTCTTGTGGAGTGATACCAGAAGGGGTGGACGGGAACCCCGGAGCGATACAAACGACTTTTACCCTGGCATTGTACGAAAAGCACCGGGCAAGAATGAGAACCTTTTTCAAGGGGTAAGGGGGCATACCAGACGATCTGGAAGAGAATCCCGGAAAAAAGGGGCACCCCCTATTATCTGGGAGTTATAGGCAAGTTATAGGCAAGTTAACGGGCACCCCCTATTATCTGGGAGTTATGAGCGAGACACAACGGGAGAATGTTTTTCTTTTCGATCTTTTCACAAAGCCCACAGCGGGAATCATCCGACCTGTGGGGACACCATAAGCCACGATCACGAAAGAGAGGAAAAACAAAAATGGCAATCCGTAAAGTTTATGAGGAGCGACTTGAAAAGGCTTTCAATAATTTGGACTGGAAACCGCTGAAGAATGAAGTGGAGATATGCGCGTTATTGAACGGGGCGCGAGTAGTGGGGGCTGATGTAACAGGCTCCCCCGGTATTGAGGGGCCGATAACATACTACAAGACAGCTGAAGGAAAGTTAATCGCCCTTGATTGTAGCTGCATTTCTTCTTTAGACCTTGAGGAAGACGAAGAACCCTTTTATATTCAGTTTGCGATCATCCCCGAAAACAAAGAAGATTGAAACGCAATAAACAAAGGCTTTTGAGAGGTCGAACGCTGAAAACCGCATAGATAAGGGGGTAGGGGCCAACGAATCTTCGGAAGAGCCTTAAAAAACGAGACCACCCGCCGGCAGTGATTTCTCCCCCCGAAGCTTTGAGAAGATTTTTTTCGATATGAGCAAGCGAGGGGCAACGGATCAGAACCCTATCGGCCGACAAGTATAACTTGCGTTTCTTATCTTGTTTTATCCAGGGACGAATCCGAAAAAGGATCCTTTTCTATCCTGTGGAATCACCCGGAGAAGCTGACGGGAAGAAAGACCGCCGCCCCTTGCCGGGTGTATAGCGATCTTGACCGGACCAAAGAGGAGCCGATCTGACGGAGAACACAGCAAGGGAACGAGACAAACCACAAGCGAGGGAGAACACTTTCAAGAGCAATCCGACAGACTGAACTACTCCGACAAGTACGAACAACGGAAAATGATGTTATCCTCTGAAGCTATGGGGCTGCATACAGGCTGAAGAGGTTAGCATACAACTACAAACAAGGTTTCCTTGTGTGATATGCAGCTAAAAAGAGCCGACAGACAAGAGCGCTAATGCTCTTATTCTGTCGGCTGCCACACGAAAGAGTTTATTAGATTATACACCCTTGAAACGGGACACGCAAGAGCGGGAACCCTCACTTGTGAGGGAACGGGGAACCAGACCACACAGCCGGGGGACTATTCTGACTGTGATAAAAAAGCGCCTCCCTTTAAAAGCGATAGGGAGCTTTCAAGGGGAGGCTGAGCTTTATGGGATGAAAGAGATTATAACCGAAACATGAAAGATATAAAAGACCTCTTGAACGATTACCGCTCCACGCAAGCGGAACTTGAAAATTTACGGCTCCACCGTGACGATACAGAGGCCTTTCTTTTTCCAGACGGTAACGTCCCGGAAGAACTGAGGGGGAGACTTCAGAGGATCCAAGACAGGAAAGACGAACAAGCGAAGCACCTGAAGGAAAATCTTGAAGCTGTCTTGAAGATCATCAAGGCAATGGAGAACGAGGAGCATAGAACGGTTTTAGCGCTCCGTTATATCAAGGGGCTAACGTGGCAAGAGATCGGGGAGCTGACAGGGTATAGCGCGCAACATGTGCGCGGAAAATTATTTAGAGCTGCAATAAAAGAAGCGAAAGGAGTGTTGAAAAATGAGATTGATAGGACAGATCAACGAAGAGATCGAGAAGGTTTTCAATGAGTATGTGGACGAAGACACCGGGGAAATACTGGAGGGCTTTGAAGGTGCCATCTCAAAGCTGACAGGGGAGAAGGAGGAAGTGTTAACAGGGCTTGCCCTGAAGGTTAAGGAGCTAACAGTCTTCAAGAAGGCCGCAGAGGCATTTTATCGCGAATACGCAGAGAAGGCCAAGAGAACCGGGGACGCCATCAACAGGATCAAGGCCATCCTCTTTGATGAAGTTAAGACCATGCCGGAAAGCAAGCTGAAGAATGCCGCCGTATCGTGCTATTACTCACACTCAAACAGAATAGACATAGCAGAGGGAGCCATTATCCCGGAAGAATACATGATAACCCCGGCTCCATATCCAAACAAAGAGGCGCTCGCGTATGCGCTGAAGAACGGCGCGAAGATTGACGGAGTCACGCAGGGCCGAACCGATTACATCATTATTAAATAGCGCGAATATATGTATAAACAAAAAAAGGTTGACAAACAATAAAACAGCGTGTATTTTATAAGTGTCTACAATAAAAAAGAAAGGAGGAAGCCTTGAACAAGCGAGGTAGACCGCCGATTGACAACCCGAAAAAGTACACGGTAGCGCTGAGAATGGACGCCGACATGAAAATGATCCTGCTGAGACATAAGGCAAACACAGGGGAAAGCATGAGCGAGTACATAACAAGACTTGTCCGGGAAGATGTCGGGAAAGGTAACAAATAAAAACGCGGAAGCAGATAACCAACGCCTAGGAAACGATATTATCTGCAACCGCCGCACACAAACGCGAGGGCTTGCGCTTATTTGATTATATCACAAGCCCCGCGGGAAAGGAAAGGTGAGAACATGGCAAGATTGCCCGCGGGTATGAGAGCCGGAAAAAAGCCCGGCTCCATTGAATACCGTTTCTATGTTGACGGCAAGCGCTACTCAGTAGTCGGAAAGAGCGCGAAGGAGTGCAATGAGAAGCGCCGGGAACTGGAGGCGAAGCTTTCGGCCGGAAGCTATCAAGAAAATGAATCTGTGACCCTCAACTCCTACTTTGACGAATGGATCCAGAGGAGGCGGGGGGAGATCAAGGAAAATTCCCTTTATCACTATTCGAAGAACTATGACAGACACATCAGAGCAACGGATTTAGGGGGCTGCAAGGTAACGAAGATCGAACGCAGGCAGCTTATAGCGTTTAGGAACGACCTTGCAGAAAGAACCTCCGTGTATGTCGCCAAAGACACTTTGAAGCTACTCCACGCGGTACTAAAGGCGGCAACCATTGACGGAATTATAAACGCAAACCCCGCTGAATCTATCCCCCACCTGAAGCCGGACACAGACAAGAAGCCCGCAAGAGAGACGGTACACAGGGCGCTTACAGAGTGGGAACTATCCGTTTTCTTCAAGTATGCCCCCGAATCGACCGCTTACGCCGATATTTTCAAGCTTCAATTGTTAACAGGCATGAGAGCCGGGGAGGCTTGCGGCCTAAAGTGGAGCGACATAGACACAGAGGCCGGGAAAATCCACATTCAAAGGACGGTATCAAGAGACAAGAACGGAAAGGCAACCCTCACAACCCCCAAGACCGCAAAGAGCAAGCGCGACATTCCCATAAACAAGCAGATCGCGGAATTTTTGAACGAGTTAAGAGATTTTCAGAAAGCCACGAAAGGCAATATAACAGGGTTTGAGAATCTTGTTTTTACTCAGGATCAAGCGGGAAAATGTATTTATCCTGGCTATCTGAATAAAGGGATCCAAGCTACACTTTACAAGGCCGAAAGAGAAGGTTATCACATTGAGCCTTTCGGCTCCCACGCTTTCCGGGACACTTTCGCGACACTTGCGATTAAAGGAGGCATGAAGCCGAACACCCTGAAAGAGATTTTAGGGCATAGCAGCTTAGCCATGACTATGGATTTATATGCACATGTCATGGACGATACCAAAGCGGAGGAAATGGAGCTTGTCAACATTGAGATCAAGCCGGACGAAGTGAAGAAGAACCGGGAAAACTCCAAGACCGCCCCGCGCGTCCTGAAGGTTGTTTGA